ATCGCCTTTGAATCTTACATCGGGCGTGAAATGCCTGCGCACGTTTTCGATTGCCTCCAGCGTGTAGTTAACATACTCCCCCATGCTGCGAAGTAAATGATTTGCAGTATGAATGTTCTTAAAATCTCCCCACTCAATAGAGAAACCGAGGTCTTCTGCGATAGTCTTTGTTGTACGCATAACCGAACGTTCTTCCTTCATCAACTCGTCGTAAGTGTAAGAATCGTCGTTCCAGTTATTATCGAGCGCGTTAATTCTTTTGATTGTCTCGTTAATACGCGTTGCAATCTCCATGTAATTGTTTGCTTTCATTTTTTTCGTTGTTTAAAGGGTTTGTAAATGTTGTTTGTTATTGTTCACGTTGCAAAATTACTATAAAAATGTTTATAGAACAAACATTCAAACAAAAATCTTCGTTTTATTAATATTTTTTAACACTTTGCCTCGAAAAATACGAGGAATCTTCCAAAAATTCGTTCAGTTTTGGTGTCTGAATGTCCGCATTTATTCAGTTTTAACTATTCATTTTGCAGAAATCCTGCAAATTTCCCGTCAAAACCTTATTTTTTCCGAATTTTACGCACAACGGGCGTTCATTCGGCTTGTGGGTAAGTTATTACCTCGCCAAACAAACGCCCGTCAGACGCGCTTAAAACGGCTTTACCTGCTTCCGCATCCTATTTGCCACGCGGTAAAGCGTCGCCTCGTTCATTTCGTACTGGCTGCAAAGGTAAGCGACGATGAACGTCTTTTTGTGCCCCTCGCGCTCCATCCTTTCCAGTTGCTCGTACACTTCCAGATACTTCACGTCGCAAGGGTTGACGTTATTATCCGCCAACGCCCTGCACATGCTTTCCGTAGTCTTGATAAGTTCGTATTGTGTCATACGCTTGCAATGTTATCAATAACCTCTACACGATGCTGCCCGTCGTTAATGTCCTGCACCGATACCACGGGGCGCGGAGCCATTGCCATGCCCTTTGCCACGGCTGCTGCCAGCATATCCTCGCCCATTTGCTGCTGCGGATTCGTGGCAATTATCGGGATGCCGCCGCCCAACTGGTTGAGAGCAGAGAGCAACGGGGAGAACAACGTCGTAGCCCCTGCCGTCATTACGCTCTCGCCGTTGGAAAGACGGGCTGGGATGGAATCGCTCGTTCCCGTGCCTGCGCCCTCCACATATCCACCCGTGGCGAATTTTGCGGATTTAACGGTTTTGATTGCCTGCGTGATACCCGTCAGAACTGCTGCTATCGTCGAAGCAATGGCCGCAATGTTTGCAGGGTACGGAACACTTTGTGCCTGCTTAATACCCTCGGCAATGGCTACGCCCTGATTAATGGCAATCTCGGCAAGGGCGAGAATCTTGGAAGCCATTGCAAGCGATTTGTTCTCGCCTGCTGCCTCCTTCAGCATATCGGAAAGCGCACCCACGGCGGCGGCAATGGCTTTTGCCTTCGCTTGCTCAATCTCCACCTCCTTTTTGGCGAGTGACTTCTTTTGGTCTTGGTAGTCGCGCTCCATTTGCAACTTGCGCTCGTTCCACGCCTCAATGCTTTCGCCCTCCAACTGGTGGGAGTTTTCAAGGATTTTGAGTTTCTCCTCTGCCTTTAGGCGTTCCACCTCCAATTCGTTATCGCCAGCCTCACGGATGCGCGTTTCGTAGTCCTGCGTGAGTGCCTTGATACGCGCGTCTTGCAGCGACTTGTCAAACTCCAGTTCCACGGCTTGGCGTTTTGCTGCGAATGCAAGGTGCATCGCCTGCAACATCTCCGAACGCTTCTGCTCGTCTTGTATCTCCTTTGCGATGCGGCTTTCCTGCAAGGCTTCGTCGGCTGCGATTTGTTGCAGTTGCAACTCACGGCGTTTCAGCCAGTCGTCCTTCACAACTTCCAGCAGGTAGCCGAGCCGCTCCTGCTCTTGCTGCACACGCTTTTCAAGGTTTTCAATGCTGGTGCGATTGAGTTCCTGCTGCAAGAGTTCCTCTTGTGCCTTAATCTCCGTCAGAATAGCCTCACGCGCGGTCTTTGTTAGGTTCTTTTCCGTGTTTAGCCGTTCCTTTAAGTCCTCAATCCTGCGCTCATAGGAGATATTAATTTCCGCGCGTTGACGTTCGTAATCGTTCTTGATTAACTTTATCAGCGCATCTTCTGCCGAGCGCACCGCGTCAAGTTCTTTCTTCTTCGCCTCCTCAACCTTCTGCGCGGTGTCAACAGCTGCTTTGCCAGTTGTCGTGATTTGTTTTTCAAGTGCCTGCTCTGCCGTAGCCTCCTGCGAAGCCATCCTTGTGGTACGCTGGTAATATGACGCCTCCGCATTCCATACGGCGATACGTTTCTGCGATAACGCCTCGTTCGTAGCCGCGTCGTTTTGTGCGTTCTTCGCGTCCGTTTCAGCCCGTGCAAGGTCACGCTTGGCGTAATCAAGTTCGCGTTGCGCAATGCCCTTTTCAAGTTCGTCAATGCGTTTAAGGTCGCGGAGTTGCGCTTCTCGGTCTTTCTTTGCTTCACTCATCGTGCGCTTTCGGAGTTTTGCTATTTCCGCTTGGTCTTGTGCATTCTGCTCGTTGTATTTGCGCCTTAATTCCGTGAGTTCTGCATCCTCTTGTGCCAAAGCGATACTCTCACGGATTTCGTCGTTGACGATTTTAAGATACTTGCCCACAATAGGTAGTTTCTCCAACATCGTCATAATCCAGCCGACAAGGCGTGCGCCGTTCTGCACCCACGAAAGGATTGCCGTCACGATGTCTTGGATAACACTTAACACGCCCGTCAAAATGCGTTGGAACGGGGCTAATATCATGTTCCACGCATTCGTATTGTCTTCCGATGATTTAATGGCTTTCGATACCGCCATGACCGCTCCAGCAATCGCCGCAAATATTGCCACGATAGGATTCGCCAACAATCCAAGCAGGGAACGCCCGAAAGATGTTACGGCGGTTGTCGCCATTGTCAGACCCTGCTTTAAACCGCCTGACGTTATATCTCGGATTGCCGTCAACTGCTGAAACCATTTGGAATTTGCGCCGAGCATGTTCTGAATGGCGTTCTCATAATTACCGACGTTACGATAGAATCTTTGCGTTCCCGCTTCCGCTTCTTTTAGTTCGGTCGTTATGGCGTTAATATGCTCTTGCAATTCCTTTCCCTTTGCGCCCTCGCGTTCCTTTTTCCCGAGTTCATCATAATCATGCGTCAGTTTTGAAAGCGAAGCACGCAATGCGTTGAGCGAATCCTGCCTGTCCTCATTTTCGGCTTTTTCGACGCGCGTTATGTTCTGCACTTCTTTTGACAACGCCCGAACATTGTATTGGTATTCCTTTATTCGCTCGTTATTAATTATCATAGCACGCGTTATTTCCTCACGCCTTGCCTTTGTCGTTTCTTCCGCCTTTTGCTCGTCCGCAAGTTCCTTTTGCGCTTGCTTTAGCTTTTCTACCTGCTCGCGATAGCGAATAATACCCTCCACCGCGTCGTCGTAGTTTACTTTAATGCTCAGAATCGTCTGTTCATCCGAGTACGTTGCCATTGTTTATCCTCCTATAATTTTAACAATTTTACATCAGCCGTGCCGTCCGCGCTTGCATTGATTTCCAGCACCGCAAACGTCTGCCCATACTGACCGAGCCAAACGGGTTTTGTTTCGTCAAATGATAACAACTCCACGTCGCTCATTCTCACATGCTCGGTTATCAGTCGGGCGGATGCAAGGTGTCGGGCGAGTGCCCCGTAACGCGCCGTCAGTATCTCATTAAACGACATTCCGTCCATAGACAACTGCACGGCTTTCGTGTCGTCGCTGCTTCCGCTGCCACCGATGTATCGGCGTGACCTCGTCGGGCGTGCCATAAGGATTCGCGGCTCTGGCTTTTCGATGGAGTAGACGGGCGTCGTTTCCTCGCCGACCATCAGCTGCTCGTAGTTAGACAATTTCCACACGGGTACGTTCGCCTGTCCGAGCGAGTTCTTCTTGCTTGCTGCAAAGGGTAGCGTGATGAGTTCCCGCTCCACGTCCAGTGTATCGTCGGCAATGTTCAGCGACGCATCATCCTCGCCGTTGTACCCGTCCGTTTCCTTGTATCGTAGCCAGTTCTTTCTCGCCCACTCGCTGACGCGGTATTCGGTTTTCTGCGGTCGTTGCTCGTAGTACGACGGGATGACAATGGACGTCCAATCAAGAGCGTTCGCCCCATTATTTGCCAACACCCCGTAAGGCACAAACTCCAGTTCGTTTCCCTTTGGCTGCTTGCACCACACGCCCAGCAGGGCGCACAACGTCTTGATGAAATCCACAATCTTGATTTCGGGCAGATTCGACGTTATCGGGTACGGGCTTCCGAACTGAACGTGGTCGGACTTGTTTGCCGCCGAAATGGTCTTGCCGACAAACGGAGTAACGACGTCCTGAACGTGCCACAAAATGCTGTCCGAAGCAAGGAGCAACTGAATACCCTGCCCAGCTGCCAGTGCCACGTCGATTTCGCCCTTTGCCTGCACGACGCATTCATCGCCGTTGCTCTCAATGATGGAGAACGTCAGTTGCAGGTCGTCTGGCTCCTCGGTGTTCGTGCCGTCCGTTACGCGCACCTGCAAATGATTGCTCGTTGCCAACATCGTAGCCCACACAAGCGGCATTGTCATCGTGAAGTCAACAAAGAGAGTAATCGTCTTCGGCGTGCTGACGTAGGCCGCGTCGCTTGTGTACGACGAGAAGATGCTGCCCGTGTTATCCATTGAGAACGAGAAAAGCCACACG